TTCCAACTGGAATGGATCAATCAGTAGCACAGATGAAAAATTGTCTAAATGTTTCAGACGATGATGCATCTGGTTATGAAATGGACAAAGCAGTTGTTCTTACTGCTGCGACTGATGACGCGTTAACTACTGGTGAAGCGGTGTTAAACGTTTATTGGACACAGCAAATAAACAATACTAACTAATTAATTTAATGTGGGGCTCCGGCCCCACATATTAATTTTAAGGAGAAAAAAATGGCAACAGACGTAAAAGCAAGGTTTGCAACTGGAGGAACAGCAACAGGAGCAGCTGTTATAGCAGCTGAACAAGATCCAGGAGATGGAGCAAATTTAACTTTAGAAGCAGCTGCTGCAACTTTTGCACAAGCTGGTGATGGATCACGTACAGTTCAAAAAATTACTTTAACATCTGGTTCAGGTGATGATAATTCAGACGTAACATACACAGTGACTGGAACTGATCACAATGGTGATAGTATAACTGAAGATATTACAGGACCTACTGGTGGAGCTACAGTAACTTCAACTAAATTTTACAACACAGTTACACAAATAACTGGAAATGGAGCGGCTACTACAGATATTTCTGCAGGAGTAACTTCAGTTGGTATGCATGCTGTTTTATTTTCAGGCAGAACTAGAGTAAAAGGAATGCATGGAGTAATATCATCTGCAGACAACTTTTTATTTAAAACTACTTCAAGCACAGGAGCTACTGTGATGACTATACCTGCAGACGCAGGAGATTTAGATCCTTACATTCCTGATGATGGAGTTTTATTTACCAATGGATGTTTTCTTCCAATGGATCAAGGTGATATAACAGGGTTGACAGTATACCTAGACGCATAGGAGGTTAAATGGCAAATACTACC